ATTGAAATAGCCCACGTTGTCGACGTCGGCGATCATGTCCTTGGTGCGATAGTGCCAGAGCGTGAAGCCGTTGGCGTAGGAAATGGCACTCAGGCCACTGGGGGAATAGGCCATGGTCAGCTCTCCTTGCAGGGCATGGCGACGACACCGTCTTCGTCGATCAGAACGGCACCCTGCGACATCGAGTTGGAGATGAAGTGAGCGGCACGGTCGCCGTGCCAGGTGATGTCGGCCTTGACATCCTGGCCGATGGCATGGCCGACGGCACTCTTGTGGTACCAGAAGCAGTGGCGGACACCGCCATCGATCGGCAGCCCCGAATGTGGCATCCAAAGCGTGCCCAGCCACACCTTGGCTTGGCTGCCTCGCCATGGCAGCTGATCGTCACCGACGAACTCCGCGTTGGCGAACTCGGCCACGTTCAAGAGATCCGACCACTGCTTCCAGCCGATGACGGCATAGCGCTGGCCATCATCCGGGACGTCGAGATCGCCGAGCATCTCGAACGCCTGAAGGACCTTGTCCTTGGTGAGCCCCGAGGTGTCGTCGCCAGCCACCTGCGGGGCGGTCTTGAGCGCAGCGAGGATCAGCTCGTCGGTCTTGCGACCTAGCGCGAAGGCGCCGGCGTTGGCCAGGACCTGACGCTCGTCCAGGTTGGTCTTCAGCTCGTCGAGCTGATCGACCCACTCGCCGGCGTAGTAGTCGACGAGCATGGCCTCGACGGCGCTGAAGTCGACGTTCATGACGGGCACGATGCCGTGCCTCGCCTTGGTCGCCGCCGCCCCCTTGCCGACCTTCTGGAAGGTCGTGGAGCTACCGCGCACACCGTTCTTCACCCGAACGGTGGCCCGCAGCTTCGAGCCCTGCCGCTGATAGGCCTCATGAACTTCACGCTCGAACTGCTTCGAGAAAGCTTGATCAATGGTGATTGACATCGCGCACCTTGCATTGCTTGTCGCGACAAAAAGGGGGAGCCGCTGGTTGTCCTTGCGGGCCGTAGGCTCGGGCGGTTGACTGACGATCACGCGGGCCGGTGGACGGTTCTCCGCGACTGATCGCCTTCAGAGGATCAGCCGGGGTAGAGGTTGCGATACCCCGCGGTGACCTTCTGGACGATCTCGGGATCGCGATCGCGCCAGTAGCGGGGATCGCGGATCAACTCGCGAAGGCTGTCTTCGGTAACGGCCAACTGGCCCGAACCGGCTTGGCCAACGATGTCGGGCTCGGCCTTCCGCATCATCTCGTAGAGCGCAAGGACGCCTTCATAGCTTCCGGCCAGGGCGTCGTGGGTCTCTTCCGGCAGATTGGCCTCCGCATAGGCCTTGATCTGGGCCGCCGTCTTGCGCCACGCCTCCGGACCTCCGAAATGCTGCTGCAAGCGATCGACTTGCCGTGTCGCCGCGAGCTCCGCCGCAGCCTCCTGGAGCAGTGGAACCAGACGCTCGGCCGCAAGCTCGTAAACCAGCTGTGCCTGGCGCTGGGTAAAGCCCGCATCATGCAGGATGGCATTCAGCTCGGCGTCAGGCTCGACGAGCGGATGTGGCGCGGCGATCTCGTAGCCATCCGGCGCTTCCGGACGTCCGAGCACAGCCAGCAGGCGGTTGATGCCTTCGATATCGTCCTGCCCATCGGGCTTCGGTATCGATCGGCCGAGACGCCGCTCCAGCTCGAGATAGGAGCGCAGCAAGGCATCCGTGCGAACAGTTCCGGCGGCCGGGTCCCAGAACTTCTCGGGCACATCTTCGGGCCGCGGGACGCCACCGATCGGCGCGCTCTGATCATCGGCGCCCGAAAAGGCGTCGGCCGCGTCGATCGCTGCGTCCCCTTCCTCGATGTCCGCGACCGGCACGATCTCGGCCACCAGGTCCAGATCGTCGGCGCGGGGAAGCTGCTTCGTGTCAATGGCTTGCATGGTCAACCTCGGGCACGGGCGAGACGAAGAAGATAGGCGATGGCCGAACGCTGGCCTTCGACATGTCGGAGCTCGGCGTCCGACGCGCTCGGCGGGACCCGGCGCTCCAGAAACTGGCTCTTGAGATGCTGGATCACGATGTCGCCCTGACGCCCGGCGAAGCAGGCGGCCATGGCGGCCGCGAGGTCGTCATCCTGCGACGGGCTGGCCAGCTCGGAGGTGCCCCAGGGCCAGCAGTCCTCTTCCTGATTGTGCTGCTGCATGGCGGGATCACTCCGTCGCCGCCGGCACCAGCAGGTGACGCGGCACGCCGAGCGTCTCGGCAAGCCAGCTGGCTGCCGCAGCCAAGTCGACCAGCTGGGCGGCATCACCACCCAGCTTCCCGACGGTCTCGAGCCAGAGGAGCGTGTTGCGAATCTCTTCCCGTGCCTGCACTCTAGCCAGCGGCGCACGGTAGTTGATATCGACAATGCTGCCGTCCAGAGCAACGGGCGGAACTTCGCCACGCCGGCGGAGAATGCCCAGGGCGCGTTCCATGAGCGGGGTGAGGAGCTCGGTTTGGAGCCGGCCGTAGATGGCGCCGAGGAGCCGTGTCATCTCGGCGCTCCGCTCGAGGACCTCGGTCGCGGTCATTCGCCTGTCGCTCACCTGCGCCAATCGGTCGGCCATCAAGGTGTGGCGAATGCGCGACCGGAGATCGCTGAGAACGAGCTCCGAAACGTCGAACCGTCCGGGCGCCTGGAGTGGCGTCAAGCCTGCCGAACCGGCCGCCTTCGGGATGATGCTACCGGGAACCAAGCGGATGTTCGCCGGATTCAGCACCCCGTCGTCCTCGGCCAGCCAAATGCCGGTAGCGGCTATCGACGCGTTCTTGAGGACGAGCTCGACGACCTTGTTGGCGGTCTTGATGTCGGGCAAGGCGGTCATCACCGGGGAGCGTCCGTAGAGCTCGCCAGTGCCCTTCATCCAGCGAAAGGTCAGGAACGGGGACTGCTCGAAGGCACCACGGGTGAGCAGCACCGGCGTACGCACGAGCTCGCCCTGAACCGGCAGCACGGCCGAGTATTCATATGAATGGCCTCGGGCCTCCAGGATCTCGAGCAACTCGAGCTTCGCCTCCAGCGCTCCTCCCGCAGCGTTGCAGACGAGTGCCAGATCCGCGGACGCGGCAAAGCGTCGCCGAATATCGGCGAGGCCGGAGGTGGTCACTCGAAAATGTCGCTCAATCGAGCCGTTGACATCGCCGTCGATGTAGATTTCGGCTGCCGGAATGGCGGTGAAGCGAAACGCGGATGCGCAGCCGACCGGCGCCTCCTCGAAGAGCAGCGTGGCGGTGCCGGTCGTCACGAGATCAAGAAAGCACTGATGGATCTCGACGGCGAAATTGGAGCGGTCGAAGTGTCCCTGCACGCGAACCGCAGCAGCTTCGAGAATTTCGCCCAGCTCGTTCTTGTCCGAGGGATCGACGTCTTGGCCCGGTTTCAAGCCGAACCAGCGAGACCACGGTGGAGTCAGCTCTGCCAGCAGGCTGGCGGCGAGTTGCTCGACGGCGTCCGGTGCCGTGCCGTCAAACAGGCGCTCGGCGTGGTTGGTGCCGACAAAGGTCGCTTGCGATAGGCCGTGCCCGCGCATGGGCAGAGCGTAGGCGTAGCAGTCCCGCCAGAGCTGCTCCCAATGCTGACGGCGCTCCCGCGCATCGGCAAACCGTCGAAACACCATTGGCAGTGACGTGTCCGTCATGCACTGATCCAATCGTTCTGAGGCATGAATAGGATATTATACCTACCATCAGCCAGGGTCAACCCCCAAACTGTGGCGCCAGGAGGCTTCGGTACAACTGGTGGGGCGTCAGCAGCCACGTGCTCCGGCAACCCGCCAACCGCTTGCAGATTTCAACGCAGGTGAGCGGTCGCAACCATGGGATTGGCGGCCTCGCACGCTTGCCTTCGATGGCGACCACCGTGGCGCCGACCGCTGCCGTGGCACAGAGCAGTGCGCGCATTGACAGGTCCGGCGCGGCTTGCAGCAGCAGACCGTCGCTCAAGGGATCGCAAAGGACCCATCCCCTTTTGGTCTCTTGGAAGCCAAAGCAGTGACGGTAGCCCCTCTTCAGCCAACCGAGGCCGCTCATGCGCACGCAGGATTGAAACCCAATGATGACCATCAT